AGGAGAAGTGCTGTTATCCACCACAGCGATATAATCTCCTACTGAAAAAGGATGTGTTGTAGACCTTTCTCCAATGTTAGTTCCTAACTGGTAATCTGCTGTTGAATCATCAACTGCTTTCATTACCTTTGCTTGTCCAGGCTTAGCATTACCCTTTAAAAGTACTGGGGAGTTTGCAAAAACTTGAATCACTGGTCCAGCACCAAACTGTACGGTAGATGCTGCTGTAGCACTCACTCTGTAAAATCCAGTCTGGACGGTTTGATACTCTGATCCAGATGCACTTATAGAATTTGTGCTTAATACGTTAAGGACTGTCATGTCGGGTCTATGTAGATTCGGTATTATTTATGTCTTTTTGTTTCTTTAACATCTTTTGTAGGTCTGCGGTACTCCCTACAAACATAGTATTGTTAACCGTAGATGGTCCTTTCTTATCTTCTTTATCCAATTCTTTCATCTTCCCTTGCAGGTCGATTAGTTTGTCTGTCGTGTCTGCCACGTGTTTGATGAGTTGACCAGCAACTTCATAAGCACGAGGATGATCTGACGCTCGTGCCACATCAAGTATACCATCTACTGCCTCCTGTCCTTTCATTACTAAGTTATGTAGATTAGCACGACTCATTTCATAGTCTTGCTTAATGTCATGTGTCTCACTCTTCTTGAGTGTTGACTTGACAGACTCTACATGCTTCTGTAAATCAGAAGGCTCGCTACCAAATACTTTATCTAAACCGTCAAAGGTTGCCATAGATACCTCATGTTATAGTTTCGTCAGCACCACTTACAGGATTACGTTTCTTAAGGTCAGTGAAGTCTGAGAATATTTCACCGAATCCGAAATCGTCATCACTCTCTATGGTTGCATGATCTGCTTCATCAATCTCCAGGATTCCTGATCCTGCTACATGTCCAGCAATGGTACTTCCATTCCATCCACGTTTAACATGTAGTGTAGTACCCACAATTCTATCGATACGCATTACCTCAGTATCAATTTGAATGTTGGTATTCTCTGCCAGACTTGATACATCTCCAACTGCAAAGATACCATCGTTGATATCCATAGCATTGGTAAGTGTAGTGACTGCTGCACCAGTAACGTTGGTCAAAGCAACTGGAGTTGCCTGATAACGTACTTGTCTTGGTGCAGAAGTTGTGCTTGTAGATGTATAGTAATCTGTAATTGCCTTCTTGATAACCTTGCTGTCTGTAACAGGACCGTATAGGTATGTCTTAGCAGTAAACTGAAGAGTCCAAATGATTGCTCTCCTGGTAGCAAAGTCACCTTCATAATCATCCTCATAGTCTACACTGTTTAGTGTGACTGGGACATCTTTAATTTCGTTAACGTTTGTTAGTAACTTGATAGACAAGTTATAATGAGGTTGGAAGTATGGTAGCATCTGCTCTATAATTTGCAGACCATCTTCCTGATTCTTTGAAATGATTGCCAATTCAAATCCCACATTGTAGGGGACTGGCATGAATGTATTCTTATTAGTTGTAGAAGTACTAGCAATCTTAATCTTTTGAGTCGGTGATACCTTCCTTTGAGGGTCGTATGTAATTCCATTCATTTCAAATGAAATTCTAGGAAGAGTCATCTGGACTCTTTTATTGGTAGGGTCGGGCATTTGATCCAACCTTGCCAAGAATTTTTGCTTAGGACCATATGCCAGAGGCACTTTCATTACTTCGTTTGCCCTTCGTAGTTCAATGTTATTAAACATCGTACCAAAGGCAACGACAGTCTTCCTAAAAATTTCGTGATAACTATATGTGCCTAACATTAGATTGTAGTATCAGTGAGTTGACCAACAGAACCAAATGGATTTGTCTCAGAGAAATCGAGTATATCGTTATCTCCAGTTTCAAAATCAGCGTTTTGATCGTATTCTGAATTGGTATTATTTATCGTATTGTATGAAGCAGTTGTCCAGGATGCACTTGATGTACCACCAGTAACCGTTTCAGGTACTTGGAAAGTGCCAGATCTATTGATAACAATAAGGGTGCGTGTGGCACTATCCCAAGACTTAACTTCAGCAGTAACATTAGATGTACCACCAGTAACAGTCTCACCAACAGTGAAGTCACCAGACCCACCTGCTACGAGACCAACGGTAATTGCATTAGCAAACGCAGTCTCGATAGCATCAATCTCAGCAATACCAGTATCAAGTTGCTCATCAGCGTATTCAAAGAGCTCACACTGACATTCCCAAACATATCCTTTTCCTAGTTGGTAGAATGGTTTCTCTACTTCTACAAACTGTATCTCAAACAAATGATTAGTTACAGGGAAGTAAATTAAATCCCCCTCGTTTGGTCGTCCCTCGACATTAAGTGTAACATTGTCGTCAACTTTTTCTTTAAACTTTTTACGGGATAAGATAAACGTCGTCTTATCTTCGACTCGTACGCCAAATTTGCTAAGAAGTTCGCCTTGTCCTTCCCATCCTTCGACATTATTAACATATGCTCTGATGGGGTAGTTGGTCGAAAAAGTGCTGTTATCAACTTCATCTAGTATAGTGTCCCGATTAATAAAAGTCCTAGGTAAATAATACACGTTTTGGCCATAAATTTCAATAGTCTCAACTATAAGATTTTCTATAAATCCTTGCTCTTGTGCTGATCCGTTGATATTAACCCGACATGCACTGGTATAATCGGACTGGACACATGCATTTGCTGGAGAATTACTGTATGCCATATTAACCTATTAAATCCATAGGAGGTATCTCATAACGATCTCTAAGTTCTACTTCTAAATCTGTTTTAAATTTAGATGCATCTTCGAGTATTTGACGACCATTGAGTGTCACTCCACCCAACATCTGTATACCGTCATACTTACTTAGGTTCCTTCCCCACTGTTGTTGGAATAATGCTTCAATATAATCCTTTAACCAGTTATCATTATACATGTCAGTATATGTTTCTGGGTCTTGACGCATCTTCATATCAACCATTATGTAATCCCCTGCTTGGAGGTTTTCCCAATCGAAATCAAGATACAAGTTATTGTTATGCTCATTCCATCTAACTCTTCTATTTGCTTGAGAGTTAGTAATCCAATCTAGTGTTTCAAGATATTGGGATGTCATAAAGTAATGTAATATCTGACCATGAGTCATGGCATAGATATCATTCAAAAAGATTTGATATTTAATATTGAAAATGTTTCCAGGTACAACACTAGATGCTCCAATACCTGTGAATACTTGATTAATACCTAAAACTCCTGGTGGAGTTGATATGTAATTCTTTTGATGGTACCATGGAGTAGACCCTTGTTGATCCCACTCTTGTGCAGCAGTCTTAATTGCATCAGTAACTTCTACTCTCATGAAAGTATCATAACTTCCATTGAAGTGATACTCCTGATAATAGTCAATTGCCTCTTCTACCAAGTCATCCAATTGCTCATCACACACGTTGATGTCAATCGCAGGATAACCTAATCTGCGAAGTGCATACAGTTTTATTTCTGCCTTAGTGGCTGGTCTTGTAGCGGACATTTATTTTAAGCGAATGAGGAAATTGTCAAGTTAGTTACATCATTAGCACCAACGGTTTCTCCTTTCTTGAAGAATCCATCTACATTATCAACTGTTATTGCATTGGTACCAAGAGCAGTAATAACTCCAGTTGTACCAGATGTGCTTCCTGTTACCGTTGCACCAACTTCCATTGTTGTGATGTCAGAAAGTGCGAAGGTTGCGTTGACAAATACGGTAGCAATGTCAATCGTTGCACCGTTACCATGAATTGCTGTAGCATCAAAGGTGAGGACAGCAGCACCACCGCCACCTAATTGTGCGTCAGCAATAGTAATTGTTTCATTAGCAACGAATCCTGTGCCGTCATCAGTGACGGTGATAGTTGCTCCACCACCACTTGCAACTACAACACTGAATGTTGCTCCACTACCAGAATTCTGAGTAGAGTAATCAGAAGCACCGATGGTGTAAGTACCAGGAGTCCTTGCTGCATCAGCAGCACTAACGTTTCCTGTAGTCTTAATACCAGATGCATTAGCGTTAGCAATGGTGATTGTGTTTCCAGCAGCATATCCTGTGCCAGCAGTGTTAACTGTGACTCCAGTGATACCACCACTAGATGCTGTAATATCGACTGTTAGACTTGATCCATCACCTCCTGTTGCAGAAATGTTAGTACCTGAAGCGTATCCTGTGCCAGCAGTTAAGGTTGCGTTGTTAAAGGTCTTAACACCACCAGCAGCAGGGTTTGTTATTGTTAGGGAGTCTCCTATAGCATATCCACTACCAGCAGCATTCAGAGCGATTCCAGTGATGACTCCACCACTTGTGGTAGTATTAACTGTTAAACCACTACCTGTGCCTCCAGAAGTTGCGACTCCAGTGCCGTTACTGAATCCACCTACACCGTTATTAGTAATGGATCCGAGAGTTACAACGGATCCAGGTGTTGGGTCTCCAGAGAGATTTAATGTTAGGGTTGTAGCAGTAGCAAGATTATTCAGCATTGCTCTTAATTGCTCGTAAGCATTGTCGAGTTTTGCTTGGACTCTTGCTTCTGTATAGTAAAGATTTGTGCCTTCTGCAAGTGCAGCAGTATTATGGTTTGCTAGGTTTGCTGCCTGAGTAGCAGTAGCAGGTGTAATGTTAGCACTACCATCGAATGATGTGCCACCAATTGTTCTTGCAGTGGTTAATGCAGCAGCAGTGGTTGCGGTTGCTGCGTTTCCTGAAGTGTCCTGATTACCAGCAGCATTAACACCTGGAAGGTTAATTGCAGCACTACCATCAAATGATACACCACCGATGTTTCTTGCTGTTGCTAGTTTCGTTGCAGTTGCTGCGTTACCAGTTACTTCTCCAGTGATAGGACCAGCAAATCCAGTAGCAGTTAATACTCCAGTATCAGAATTGAATGTTAGATTTGTGCCACTCTTAGGTGCAAGGTTTCCAGTTGCAGCAGTTGTAAAGAGGACATTACATGAGGTGTCAGATGACTCATCAGCAACTGTTACTGTTGTTGCTATTGCAGCAGTACCACTTGTGTCTTGGTTACCAGCAGCATTGACACCTGGAAGGTTGATGTTAGCGGATCCATCAAAGGATACACCACCGATTGTCCTAGCATTCTGGAGAGTAGTTGCTGTAGAAGCATTACCAGTGACTGCACCAGTAATAGGACCAACAAATCCAGTAGCAGTTAGGACTCCTGTGTTTGAATTGAATGTTAAGTTTGTACCAGTCTTAGCACCTAGGTTACCAGTAGCAGCAGTTGCGAATAGGACATTACATGACGTATCAGTAGATTCGTCAGCGAGTGTAATGGTTGTTGCTATCGCAGCAGTGCCTGAAGTATCTTGGTTACCAGCAGCGTTAACGCCTGGTAGAGTAATGTTAGCAGACCCATTGAATGAAACTCCACCAATAGTTCTTGCTGTTTCTAAAGTTGTAGCAGTATCAGCATTACCTGTAAGGTCTCCAGTTACGTTACCAACTACCGTCCCGACGATGTTCGTGGCCGATAGAGTGTTAGTAGAAGGATTATAAGTGATACCAGCATCAGTATATACAGTCTCAGCAGTAGCTGAACCGTTGTCAGAGTTGACAAATGTTGGATAATAAGATGCATTACCAGATCCTTGGATAGTCTTAACTTGTGTAGCAGTATCAGCGTTACCTGTTAAGTTTCCAGTTACGTTACCTGTTATGGTAGCAGTAATGGTACCAGCAGCAAAGTTTCCTGACCCATCTCTTAGGACTAGGTTATTTGCAGAGTTGGATGCTGAAGAAGCAACGTTAATAGTTGTGTTACCAGAAACACCGTCAGCATTAGTAAGAGTAATACCAGAGTTTGCTGTAACACCAAGTGTTCTTTGTGCGTATGTATTTGCAGCAGTCCTTACAACGTATCCTGTGCCAGACATTGCTGCCAAAGCAGTTATATCAGCATCAACATATGTTGTTGTTAATGTTGGAGCAGCACTACCATCTACAGATACAGACCCAGATACAACACCATCAAGGGTGAATACTCTAGCAGTCTTCCATGCGTCAGCAGTAGATGCGTTTCCTAAGAATCCAGCACCTGCACCAGCAGCACTAGCAGCAGTAATTTGATTAGCAGCAAAGTCTCCAGAAGCATCACGATTGACAACTGTAGATGCAGTGTTTGCAGTAGCAGTTGTCATGCTATCTAACAAGTCTGCGTTAAGATTATTAATTTTGTCTGTTGTAGGAATAACAAGAGCAGGTCCAGATGATACTTGAGATATAATCTGACCATCTACTGTTGCAGTCCCATCAACATTTAAGTTGTTGTCAATATCAACTGATGTACCAGCACCAGTTACATTAAGTGACCCGACTCTTAGAGCACCATCTGTACCTGCTAATACTTCAGATGTATTAGTAGCTGAGGTTAGGAAGGTAAACTGTTGGGATGATCTATCGAATCCGAAGAAACCAATTTTCGCTGAGCCGTCGTAATAACGGAACTCAACACCACGATCCTTAGCGTCGTTGCTGGATGGTGCCGTGTCACCTCCCAGAGTAATAATAGGGTCATCGAGAGTAGTGACCGTGCTGTTAACTGTAGTGGTTGATCCATTTACTGTAAGGTCTCCTCCGACTGTGAGGTCATTGTGGAATTCTCCATTGCCTGTAGCATTAGTAACAGTAAATGCTGCACGTGTATTACCTGCATCATATACTACTAAGTTTCCACCGATGTATGTATTCTTGTCTATTGTTGCACCACCAGCAACCTGTAAAGCAACTGAACCATCTGCAAGAGATGTTGCTTCATCAGCATTACTGACTACTAAATTACCTGATATATCTGCACTACTGTTAAGGTCTAAACTACCTGTCAACTCTGTATTGCCGTAGACTCGTGCCCCGCCACCAACTGCTAGGTTTTTCGCTAGTCCTATACCACCAGAGAATCTTGCAGCACCATCAGCAGCGTATGATCCTGTTAGAGTTTGCTCTGTGTTGTTTGTTGCTGTAACTACACCTGAAACACCAAAGGTGTCATTGATCTGTGTAGCATCACCAACGGTTAATGTACCAATAATATCTGTGTTACCACTTGTATTGATGACTTTAAACTTATAATTGTTGCTACCATCTCTAACTGAGAAGTTTGCATCAATAGCAGTTACACCATTAATACCAACACTACCATCTACATTTAGTGTGCCGTCAATTACTGTATTACCAGTAGCGGAAGCAACTGTGAACTTATTAGTATTAATGTCAAAATCGCCATCAATACCAACGTTGCTCGTAACATCTAATGTACCTGCTATAACTGTATTACCATTATCTGAATCGACAGTAAACTTGTCTGCTCCAGCATTATTTTCAATGGTAAACATCTTACCATCACCATTGATGTTAACGTTACTTTGGAAAGTAGCATTACCATCTACATTTAAAGTAGTGTCAAAATCACCTGCACCATTTACAGTGAGGTCACCTGCAACAACTGTATTACCATTGTCTGTATCAATAGTAAACTTGTCAGCAGCTGAATTGTTTTGGACTTTAAAGAATTTGTTATCTGCGTTGATAGTAACATTATCCTGGAATGTTGCTCCACCATCAACGTTTAAAGTTGAATCAAAGTCAACTCCATTTGTTACATCAAGAGTACCTTGAATCTCTGTGTTACCAGAAGCACCTAGGACACTAAACTTAACTGTGTCTCCAGAGTTTTTCTTACCAACGAAAAGACCTTCGCCAGATCCTGTAGCACCAATATGTAAATTCTGAGCAATACCTCCACCACCATATACTCTTAGGTTAGAAGTATTGTGTGTAGCATAGGTTGGGTTGTAAGCAACACTACTACCAACCCTAAACTTATATCTGACCTGCAACCAGTTCCGTAAACCCCAACTCTCTGTTCCACTATCCCTCTGGTTGAAGTTACCATTTAAGTAAATATCGTCATTAAACAATACTGCCTTATCAAAGTATCCACCACCATCACATCTTACAGCACCGTAGTCACTACTCTGAATTTCATAAAGGTTTGTGCTATTGTTTAGAGCAACATTAGGTGCATCAGTAGACTCGAAGTATATTAGAGATGCTACGTTTAAGTTTGAATTTAAGTCTGTGTTACCTGTTACTGTTAATATACCACCAAATTCTGCATTACCTGTTGTGGTATGAAGTGTAGTCTTAGTAGTTCCTGACCCATTATTAAGTTTAAGAGTCTTAGAAGCACCTTGGAATACAATATTATCATCAAATCTACTTGTAGAGTTAGCACGGAATGTGCCATCTACATCTAAAAGTCCACCAATATTAACGTCGTCTCCAATACCAGCACCACCTGCTACTACCAAATCTCCAGTAGTATTAGATGTTGAGTTAGTATTTGTTGTAAGTTTTAAGTTACCAGCGATGACCCCTGCATCTGTTCCAGAGAATACCTCTGAGGTATTTGTGGCATTGTAGAGGAATGTGAATGCCCCTGTATGTCCTGCAAGATCGTTGGTCGAATCGTCGTAACCAAAGAATCCAATTCTTGCTTGAGAGTCATAGTATCTGAATTCAACTCCTCTATCTTTGTTGTCATCCGAACTTGGAGCAGTATCACCACCAAGAGTGAGAATAACATCATCCACCTGCATAGTGGTAGAATTAATTGTTGTAGTCGTGCCATCTACTTGTAAGTCTCCATGTATTCTACATGTCCCTGTGACTGCTCTATCATCACCTGGGTCTAGGTGTAATACAGATCCAGAAGATCCAATGTAGTCTGCTTGGAATCTTGACCCTTCAACATGTACCTTACCATTAGTTGCTTCAGTTGCTTTAATATCAACTAAGTCTTCTGCTGTAACGTTAAGTGTGCTTGACCCAGATCCTGAGTTAGCAACATTAAGTGTAAATGATCTAGCAGAAGATGAATTCTGTGTGGACTGAATGGTTAGGTTACCATCTCCAGTCTTGTCTATAGTTTGTGCAACTGCCCCATCGAGGGTAATGTCTGCATCACTAAAATAAAGTCTTGCGTTAATATCAACTTCTCCAGCACCACTATCACCCGTATTATTTGCCCCAAACAGTAGATTACCACTTGTGTCATTAATCTTGATATAGTTAAGTTTATTGAATCCACGATATCCTGTAGTAGCAGTTAATTCTTGGTCGAGTGTGAAGTCCTCTTTCGCGTTGCCGTCAGCAAAGGATATTCTATTGTTTTGTAGTTGAGTATTGTCAACACCAGCAGCAGAAATGATAACGTGACCAGCCGCAGATACGTCAAAATCTTCCTGAGCAAAGGACGCGAGTCCTTTCTGTTGCGTCGTAACCGCACCAAGGTATCTCCATGATCCAGCATCTGAAGTATCTGAATGAGTAGGTGCCCCAGCCCCTGCTGAAATACCTGCAATGGCTTGATAAAGTTTCGACGAATTAGTAATCTTATCGTCTCTGGAATAGGTCGTTCCTGCATTGTATGCTGCTGCTGTTGTTCCTTCTACTGCTGTTGCAATAGGAAGTGCTACTGATGCTGTTAGTCTACCATATGCGTCAACAGTATATGCAGTAGTATTAACAGTCTCTGATCCAGCAATGGATGTTAGAGATGCAGTGTTATATGCAGCAGCAGTTACAGCAGTTGTAATTAAGTCAATGGTTGGGTTTGCTGATATACCACCACCATCTGAAATTTGAATTCTTTGTGCAGTACCAGTAATAGTCCTGGTTGCCATTGTGCCAGCAGAAGTCCTAGAAATTAATCCAGTTGCTGTTAATCCTGCAAGTGCTGTTAAGTCATTATCATATGGTTGAGCAGAAGCACCTTCTACTGTACCATCTAATCCGTATGCAGCAAGAGTAGTTGGGTTTGAAGCATTAGTAATTCTACCTTTAGCATCTACAGTAAGTTTTGTATAGGTACCTGTAGGTGTTGATGTGCCATCATAATGAGGCAGAGTAGAGATAAGTGAAAGTGAAGTATTAAGCGTTAAGTTTGCACTACCATCAAAAACACCAGTAGCAGAAACATCATCAGCTAATTGAAACTGTCTGGTTGAAGCAAGTCTTGAAGCAGTAGAAGCATTACCAATAAGAGTTGAAGTAATTGTGCCAGCAGCAAAGTTACCGTCAGCATCCCTTTGTACTAGAGTGTTTGCAGTATTAGATGTGGACTCAACAGGTCTCTCATACCTTAGTGAGTTCCATGCTGTAACGCCATCACCTATTTTAAATCGACCAGTGTCTAACTCTATCCCCAATTCACCTTGTGCTAATGTAGGGTTTGAGTTTGCCCATTCCTGGGCACCACCTCGTCTTAATTGAATTCTATTTGCCATTTTATTAGGACAACGCTAGTACTATGCTTCCAAGTTATTTATGCCATTAAAAAGGGGGAAGTTATTCCCCCGTGACTAATTCGTCGGTTACGTCAGTATCTTCAGGCTCTTCGGGTTTTTCTATGAAGTAATCCAAAGTCTCTAAAGCACCTTGTAATTTAAGGGCTGTGATTTCATTTTCTTTAATTTTTGCAGACAATTTCTTATTTTCATCTAGCAAGGCAGTATACCTTTGCTGAAATTGTGACTGCATTTCCTCTTGGGAAACTTTTTCAACTGGTTCAGTCATGATCTTTTTTAGCTAACGTTAGTAATAGTGATTTGATTTCACCCAATTCAGATTTTAACCCAGAAACTTCGTTTTGTAAAGTATCTATTTGTTTTTCTTTAGCTTTTTCAGCCTTGATTCCTGCCATATATTTTGCATATGCGGAAGAATCCCCACAGTCAATGCCTCCAGAATCGGTATCTTTAAACCATCCATCGGCATCTTTCACTGGTATTTTCATATTAAACTGCTAATGCAATTGCTCTGAGGTCTTTAATAACAGGACTATATGCTTGGTTAGGTGAAGCATATACTATCTTTATCTGATATTGGTCGAAGGACAAACCAGAAACTTCATATGAATAATCCTTAAACACGTAGTTATCAGTAGTTCCAGGAACGTTTTGATTAGTGGTAGGGAAGAATTCAAACCCGAATTTTTCAATTGGGTCAGTGTTTCCAGTTGGACGCACTCTATATAGGACTCGTATGATAGCGTTTGTTGGGCGGAAAGCCGCAAACATAAGCTTGATAGAACCAGAAGAGTTTGTCAGTGTAGCAGCTCTTGTAATATATGCTGCTTCATGTTTATCTCCAACAGATAATTTAGCAGAGTTAGTATCACTAGGATTATTAATCCTATTAGAAACCAACACAGCAGACATTCTATCTGTATCAATTATAGGAGAAACGTTAGTCTCTGTAGTCTTCAAGGTTAAATCCAACCTTAAGGACTTCTCACCACTCAACTCTTCAGATTCATTAATCTGTGAGCAAATCAGTTTCGGTGAGGCTAACTGATTATTGTTTTGTAATAGGATATCAAGGAAGATTCCATCATTTGCGAATGATCCAGATAAAGCACTAGCACCATCATTAATAGATGTGCCACTAATAAAGTTACCTCTTGCTGTAATTGAAGTCTTAGGTAGAATCATTCTCTGAATCTGAGGAATGATATTCTCATACTGTAAGTTTTGAGTAGCACTTGCGTTTGCTCCACCACCTCTAATACCTATGTCACCAAGTGATGTGACTGCAATTTCATAAGAATCCAATGTAGGATTCTGAATAGCAGAGTGAGTTTTATTTAATTCTGTTAGAGGAATACCATCCAGGTTGTAGCAGGAAACAATAGACTCATCTACATGAGATGCAGCAGTTGTACTTCCTTGTGCTCTTGCTTGAATAGTAACTGTCTTACCATCATTAGAGATAGCAGAGTAAGATAAAATCTCATCATCAATCTTAAGGAATCCAACGTTAGATGCACTAATAGCAACACCATTTATAGTTTTATGGAATGCACTAGCATCATTAACAGTTATGGATGAATCTGTTGCTGAAATAGCAGCAGTTAGATAAGTATCACTAATCTCAGATATCAAACCTGATAACGTGACGTTATTAGAAACGTCATGCATCGCATGATTAGTATGATATACCTTAATCTTCCTTTGGTCTGTAGTATATGTTGGTGTAACATCAGGATAAGAATCAGATATTGCTCCAGTTTCTACAGCATCACCAGCTGGAGTGAAGACATTAACAGTTGCAGTCTTACCACTTTGTCCACCAGTAATAACTTCAGTTGAGTTAGTAAAGTCATCAGACACAGATGTAAGTGCGAATGTTGCAGCACCACCACCATTGTCTGTCCAAGTACCTACAACAGCAGTTGGAGCACCAGAAGAGTTACCAGTAATGGTTTCTCCAACAGTAAATGCACCAGATGCACCTGTTACAGTCATTGCAGCAGTTGTCTTAGATGATACGATACGGTTAGTTACGTTACCACCAGCAGCAGAACCTTGTGCGAATGTACCTGAGATATTATCTAATGTAATAGCAACTCCAGCAGTTAAGGTTTCAACCTTAGTGATTGTACCTTCTGCAAGGGTTGTCTTCTGATAAACTCTAGCACCAACAGTATATGGTAGTGTTGTAGAGTTAAGTACCAAACGAATGCTTGGTTGGAAAGTCTCAATAGGATCTCTTCTCAGTGCCAATACACCTTTATTACCAACACCTAGTTTAGCGTTGTTAAGTGTGACCTGAGTATTACCAGTATTATCAAAGTTTGCTCTATAGATAGAGAATTTGAGATCCTCATACTGGTCAGCAGTCCATGTAGATGCGTTTTGTGATTTGAATAACACACCAGCATATGGCTGCTCAGATATAGTCCTGTCTCCAGTAATATCTAACTCACCCATTCGAGATATCCAAACCTGATATGAGTTAGAGTCAGAGAGCAATACGAAACAATGCTCCTGAGACTGAGGAATATAAACTGGTGCTCTGAATTTAAACTTAGTAGCAACTGCACCAACTTCTGATAGTTGGACATCAGCAGGGTTTAAAGTTGTATCAGAGAATGGAAGAATAGTCTTCGTAGGATAACCATTTTCCATTGTCCTTATCTGCATAGAGATAGGAATATTTGTATCTTTTGAATTGAAGTATATGTCAACAGATGTTAGATATACACCACCTTCTTCGTCACATATAAATGACTGAGCAAGAGGGTCATACCAACCAATCTGTCTTGTCTCTGTCCTAGTAGTATTAATAACTCTTTCTTCTGTTACTGTATCACGGACAATCTCAGCATTTCTAACAGCAAGAATATTTTCTTGGACTGTGTTTAATGTACCTGTTGCTGCGTATTCAGTTTCAGCAGATGAATCAACTGCTCCAGCAAGTCTACTATCACTATCAGATGTAGTGAAACGTAATGTCCTACTACCAGTAGCCCAACGTGGGTTGGTATCTACACCTGGATTTGGAATAAAGAATGACCCAGAGAATTGACCTAATCTATCAGAGAGTACTCGTCTGTCTTTGACAACTGCTTTAGCACCTGAAGCACCTGTTAGAATCTCACCAACTTGCATGTTACCATAGTAATCACCAACTGCTTGCTCTGCAAGAGAAGTAATATCGATGTTTAGATATGCAGTAGTTGATGCATATGATGTAGCAAGTAAAGTATCATCATATGGATTGTATTCAAACTTATCATTAGGTGCTGCAACTTTGAATCTTACACCACTTGTTGCACCAGTAACTGTTTCTCCAATAACAAATGGAGTTGAGTTTGTCCTAGCATCAACAGAAGGATCCTTAACTAATTCAATAATCTTAGGCATCACATAACCATCAATCTTAGTGCCGTCGAAGAATGTAAAGAACTGAGTCCTAGGCTTCATACGGACAACATTCATAGCAAGGTTTCTTGACCTAACCCAAGGTATAGAAGTAGTTGATACAATTCTATCACCCTGTGATACTCTATCAATCCTTGGTACAACTCTAGTCCTAATACCTTCTCTTGACTGACCTGCATTAACTCTAATCGTAGTAACTCTGTTAATACGACGCATACCACGACCACCCCAAACTTGAGGATGAGGTGACCTACCAATATCTTCTGCTATCCAGTGCTGGTTATGTACAGTTCGTGAGGAGATAACTTCTTCAGTGCCACCCCAGTTAGTTTGCCATGATCCCCACTCAATAGGTAGCATTCCATTCTGGTCAACACCCATTTCGGATGAAACGTTTTGGAAATCACCTTCAGTTGGGATAACTCTTTCTGGTAGACGGTCAGTATCAATCCAGTCATCAGATGCTGGAGTTAAATCAATACGTCCAATATATGTGAAGACGTTAAATGGGTTAACGTTTTCAACTCTGGAAGCATATGGTTGGTCAATAATTTTTAATTCTGCATAAGGTAACGTGATTAGTGGACCAGTTACCTGATAATTTGTTGATAAGGTTTCGTTAAGTATTAAAGCAACGTTAGTTGTATAGTGTGATGCTCTACAAATACCTTCTCTAAAGTCTAATGAAGCACCAAAGTCTTCATGTGATGTCTCTGACTTACTATGATCACTAAAGTCATCAACAATAAATCCATTTTTGAAACGATCCTTACCAGTAGAGTCTACAATAGTAGTATTGAAAGTATCAGTTTCAAGCATGTTGAGTGAAGTATAATACTCAACTTGGTCTAATCTACGCTCAAGAGCACCAATGTCTCTCATAGTATAGCGTCTATTATCAGACCTCTTAATTACTGTGTCTCCAGGATCACCAAAACCATATGGTCTATGCTTAAGGGTAGCAAGATGCATACCATCTTTCAGACTATCTGGATCCTGTGGTTCAGATGATGACTTACCTTTAACGACTTGGAATTCACCATTAGGAAGTAAGAATACCTTATCAGTCCTAGGTAGATACCAATCAAAGTCACAACGGAAGTCGCTGTCTATCTTAGGTATGTCGAATATAGTAGAGTTTGTTGTGCCACCAATTGTGAATACTCTTGACTTAAAGTCAAACGTAGAGCAGTTTACATATGCAGGAGTAGAAATTGTACCTGCATCACTATAAAGATTCTTAGCACCTGGTCTCCAATCTAAGTAATCTGCTAAGAAGTTAACCTCATAGAATGGAATATCCTTATATAAGGTATTCAAGTATGATTGACCACCGAAGTAATCACCTGTGGATGAATGCTGATAGAAGTCACAAACAATTTTTATTTGACGAATTGGTTGAGAAACACCTTTCTTTCTTACAAGTCTTGATGTATCGTATATAAATCCTGTCTGACCTACCTCAAGATAGTAGTTGTCAGTAATAACTTTAGATCCTTTAATAACAGATGATGCACCATCATTAATAATACCTGTCAATGCATTACCACTACTGTCTTCACCAGTAATAGTTTCACCTGGTACAAACTGTGTATCACCAATATATACAAGACTTAGTTTCAAACTTGCAGATGCAAATTCAACAACCTTTGCTCTTGCTTGGGAAGTCCTACCTGTAACAATAGTATTGGTAGCAAAGAATACTGGCTCAACTATAGTTACACTTGGGACAACAGCATCATTATCATCTAGTGATTCATATACAGCATGTAATCTGTAGCAATCAACTAGACCTAATGAAAGATCCTTATCCTGAATTCTTGTGCCATATAGTGTGGAGAATGTTAAACCATACTGAGGCTTATCGAGAGACCTGACTGTCTTATTAACTTTCAAGACAAACATCTCTTTCTGTGATTTTGTCTTCTTAGTAGTTACGTTTTTAGAGATTGTAGCAGTAACTTTAACAGAAGTAATATTTGTTAGGTTGTCAATCTGTAGGGTAGTCCTATCAGATGTAGTGAATGTGCAATATGCTATAGCACCACTTGTAGTCGTATTAATAGCAAGTGGGTCACCTACAAGGGAAGACGTACTACTTGCCAATACAGTAATATTATAATGCTCTTGGTCGAGTGCAACAAACTGCTCATTCTCAGGTAGAGTTATAGAAACAGAGTTTGAAGCAACGGTTTGTGCATCAAATGTCCTTCTAACAATAGATGATTCGTCAGAAATACTCTTAATGTATTTCTTAGGCATTGGAGTGAATAGGTCAGCATTATCAAGACCTTGTAATCTACCACGGTATCTAACCAATACTGTATATTCTCCAGCACTAGGGGCAGCAGCACCAGCACCAGGAGTTACATTAGCAGTCTGTGCAGCATAGTTAAAGATGCTTGCCATACCAGTAGTATTCAAACTACCTGGAGTTACCTTATCGATATCAACATACTTAGTTGAGCTAAAGTAAACTCTATCACCAGGACGTAAGTCAATAGCGAAGTTAGAGTTTAAACCAGTAATCTTTTCAGAACCACCAGTAGCATCATAAGTGAATGAGTCACCTTCTAGTCTTATAATATCTTCGAGAATTAAGTCAGCAGTAAATTCAACTGCACTTGAACTCTCATCTCTTGTAAGTAATTGACGAGTATCAGAGAATTTGTAAGGATGTACATCAGCAATAGTATCAACTGCTTCACCGTTTAATTGAAGCATCTCACCTTTTACAAACTCACCTTCTACTTGATATAATATCCAGTCATCGTTAGATGATACTGTGTTAACAATAAATCCTCTTGCACCAGATGTGCCACCTACAAGTATTGACCCTTGGTCAACCGACTTAGCAGATGAGAGAGTGACTAAAGTAAACATCTGTACATCGAAGACGTTTAACTTATACTTGTCATCAGCATTACCAAAAGTATTGTCAGGATCCTCTATGTGCTCAATAGCAGCAGTACGAGCATATCCAATAAGGTTACCTTGCTGATCACCAGGAGTACCTGAATAGGTATCACGTAATTCTATTACCTGATAATTGTTAGTAACAGTAGAACCAGTTAGATTAGGGAAACCATAGATGTTATTAACTCTACACCAGTTACCCAATTCAAATGGTACAATTTTGTTTTCGACGTTATCTGTATCCCTTGGTTTCTCTAAGTCAACATAGGTTGGTGATAAAGTCTTAATTCTATATCCTCTAACATAAGCAAGACCTGGAGATAACTCTACTGAATATAGATTCTCAGCAGCAGTTACACCACCAGAGGTAGTTTGACCAGCAGTATAGACACCATTATTGAAACCATCAGAGAGGTTTTCTCTCATAGTAATCTGGAAGTCAGAGACAACATAATCTCCTGACTCTTCGTATGTCCTCAATGCTAGTGACTTCTCTAGCTCATCATAGGCTGAACGGTCAACAATCTTTTCAACTTTTGATCCGTTGATTCTCAGCAACTCGATGAAATCTTTATCTGCGTCGTCTGTTAGAAGCTTCTTATTTAATTTTGTGGTTATTCGGAACCTGTGAGCACCAGGAGCAGCATAGTTAGATGTGCCAGCTGCGTTATCATTAAGGGATAAGTCATCTTCTGGGGTGATGATAGACTCTTGGATGTCAAGTCCGACTCGATAGGATGGGGTATTTCCATATTGATCTAATAAAATATACTGATAAGGTACGTCTACAAAGAAACCACGAATGAAGTAGACACCTGTTTGGACGTAAGCAACACTACCAGTTTGTAATGCAGCAGTAGGAAGTAACTGTGCAAATGGTGATCCAATCTCAATTAGAGTGGTACCAAATGTAATTTCCTTCTCTGTTATTAACTGCTCATTATTTGAGAATGTTCCTTGGTCATTTTTTGTACCACCTGATTCGATATACTTAACGTAGATAGTGATATATCCTTTTTCTGAATCGGTAGCTGAAATACTATATAATACTTTTGCTCTAACACCAGATGTTAGACCTTCTATAATTAAACCGTTTAACTGTGATCTATAATTCTCAACCTCTGCTCCTAAGAAACTCTCCTGCAACATTATACAATCAACATTCAGGTCATAACCAATTTGACCTGGTATAACCATCGCACCATCTTTGAATAGATGACCACCAATATTTTCTACCTGATTCTGTAAGATAGATTGACTGGTTGTTAACTCTCTAGCCTGTATAGGAAATCCAGGACGGTATAATACTCGATAAAAGTTTTTACTTTTATCAAAGTCGTCATAATACGGAGTGACGTTTAGATTGGTATTTTGTGCCATCTTAGAATTCTATTACGATTTTGATGTCTTCGATTTGGTCGTTTGCACGACTAATGGATCTCCTATTATCTATGTAAATAATCTGACCATCATTTGATTTAATTTCAGGTTTTGCATAACCGTTATTAAATTTCATACCCAAGTCATATTCAGTATTATTAATGGTACGTGAGGAGGAATTAGGGACGGCTGGGAAGTTGACATCAGGAGCACCTGCTGCACCACTTGTCGCACCACTAATTACGTTAGAACCATCAAACTCATTAAGAGTACCAGTAACTTCAGGGAAGATACCGTCTACAGCATTCTGATAGTATTTCAAAAGCTTTGTAGTTGCATTCCATGAAATGACTCTACCACGAGCCGTAACGTTAGTACCTCCTACCACTCTGGTCTGAGTGATGATTTCATCGGGGACGTAGTTACCTTGGAATGTAGGTGAGAAAATAACTGCCTTAGCTGCTGAGACTGTTAAGTCAGCAAGTAATTCAGTTGTGCCGAATTTTAATGGGTTAGTGATAAGACCAATTCGACGATAGTCATTATCTACAGGGAAATCACCAGCACCCTCATCATAGGAGAGTTTGGCGTTAATCATTACTCTGAATGCTCCCATTTCAACCACTGGATCGTATCCATGACCACCAGGAGGAGGAATGATAACATCCACCTGACCGCCAGTACCAGTACCAATACCTGTAATATTGTCAATACTAATTTTACCAAAGGTATAGCCAGTACCACCAGAAGTAACAGTAGCAGAAATAATGCGACCACCATCGACGACAATTGAGACACGACCACCAGTCCCATCGCCGTTAATAGCAACATTGTCATAGGTTCCATTGTTATATCCTGACCCAGCTGAGTTTATCACAACTGTGTCTATTTCACCAGCCACAGCATTTGTCTTCACCGCATCATTGGTGAAAACGGGCATATAGTCATTAGAGAAGAACTTTAAGACACTAGCAACAGGAATAGTATAAAGATACTTCCAGCGATAGCTATCGGAGGTAGTGATAATACTTGTTGAAGTGCCTGTTGGCTCAACTGTTGAAGGTTTACCATTTGGGTCTGAAGGACTTGTACCGTTATATATGCACTTATACACCTGATACTGACTGTTTACAACGTAAAAATCAGAATCGTATAATTTTGTAGCACCAGAAGATGCTGTTTTACTTGGTGAGTAATCATGACGATACATGTCATAGGTAAAACCTAGACCACCAGTAGTTTGCTCAGGACTTACCCAGTCGATACGACGTACCACTTGAACCGTGTCGGCAGCTAATACACGCTTCAGTGAAATCATATCGTCATAGGAAGACGAAAATTCCAAAAAGGAGTCTACTGCTTGTGGAGGTGAGTTTTCATCATCCCAAGCTTGAGGTCTACCTATAAAGATATAAACCCTGTCTCTCGTTGCTCCTGCATCTGCGTCACTCTGTGTCGATATTGGACCTTCGAGTGCTTTAATGAATTTTTGAGCAGAAAAGATTCTAAATTGATCTGTTAATAACGCTGCCATTTAACTATAGGTACTTAATGTCCTTTGTCTATTTATCAAGGTTACTGAGTCCTTGCTATTGTTTGGAACTCGATGCTCTTAATTCGATAAGAAGCACCACCGTTTCCTACCAGTTTTTCACCACCTAGAATTGCCTGTGCAACTGCTGTTGTGCCACTTGTAGGGGCAGCAATTGTTACTGTTGGGTGAATATTATATGTGTTGTCTACAGACTGCTTATATCCATAACCACCATTAGTGATAGTTATAGATGCAACTTGGTCTCCAGCAGCAGTTAAGACTGCTGTGCCTGTTGCCTGTATATCACCAATTGTTTCAACTGTTACAGCTGGTGCTGCACTGTAGTTAGTACCAGCATTCTGTATATTGAAATCTACAATAGTTCCTGTATCAGAGAATTTATACAAGTAACCAGCAACACCAACATTGACGTTACCAGTATTAAATGGAATTATATCTCCAACTTGCAATTTACCTGTGCTTGGGTTCCAAGATACTACAGTGCCTTTAACCCCAGATACATCACCAGTTACTACTTCATTAACTGCATAATTGTTACCATTACCATCGTTAGCATCAATAGTAATTTCCATCAATGCTGAATGTGGCACACCTTCATTCAATGCACCAGCAGAGGTAATAGTTGCATACTT